AATTCTCCTGTCGCTCTATTATACCACCCACCATGGTTATCCGTGACAAGACCCATACGAGTCGCCTGTTGAACTGCTCTGCTGGTTGCTTCGGTTATAAATTTCGAAAAACTTTTCATTTCCTATTCCAATTTTCCGTATTCAAAATACTCATAAACAATAAAATATACTTATATTTATGACTACCAGTTCTTTTGCATTGTGAAATTGGCATGAGAGAACACCTCACGGTTGACTAGTTTGAACATACCATAGTCATTGGTCATCACATAACCTTCAGCATCAATTTGATCGCTCCCAATATATGCCTCTGGTCCATTGTTCCGGCATAGAAACAAGCAGTCTTCTTTAATTGACTTGACAAGTTTCCACAAACGAATGAGATTTACATCACAATAAAAGGCATCATCTTGAATGTCACGATCCTCACGAATACAAGCATTGATTGCTTTCTTCAATTCTACCAGTTGTTTACCACGAACGAAGATGGCAGTTTGTGCCATCTGACGGGCAAACTTACAGATCTTCTCAACATCATAGAATGAATCTTGACGGTGCAGAATGTATGCTTCAGGTTTCACAAACTTGACTGACTCAGTATCATACCAGATTGCACGATCAGGCATTGCCACAGCATCACGAAGATCATTTTCGGCATAATAGCAAGTATGAGGTGCGATGATAATGTTTTGGGAAACTACCTCAGGAAACTTGTAAGTGATGATATTGGGAGTATATTCAGAAAGTCCACCAAATCCAATAAAATCGCCTTGATAGATGCATTCCGTGCGAGGTAACCAATCAAAGCAAACATGAAGAATGTCTGCGACTCTACCTTCATGATTCACACCAATCTCTTCATGTGAATGATTGATTTTGATTTTTATTTTATTAAAAACGGATTTGGTCCCAACAAAAAACTTTCCAGTAGCAGGATTTGTTCCCCACACAATTGCAGGAGCACCATCAATCTTTACAGAAAGGTGTCCAGGAGTCACAAACCAATCCAGTACTGATAGATCTCCAGTCAGAATGGAATCTTCAGGATGTTCGAGGTGTGTGTTTTTCATTTGAGGTTTTGTGGACATGCCAGTATAATAATCCACAATGCTGGATCTGTCATGACACCTTGTGCCAGTTTAAAAATCGTCCACTTATAATAGAATGGAGCGTAAGGAAATTGAATCCTTATTGCTGGAATGCAAATCCAGAGTAATAACCGTTATACGAACGCCCCAATAAAAGAATTAAATCACCTAATAGAAATTAGATCAAATAATTCTGGATGAAGTTTTCCATACTTCCTCATAATTTCTCCTGCTTTTGCATTTGCTTCATTTTCTGAAGGACTGCCAGGATTTGGGTTCATTGCAACACGTTTAATAGATTGTTTGTAATGAACAACCTCATGAGCAACGGTTCTTAAGATGTCTAATGGATGGCGATTAATAATACTGATGTAAACAATGCCATCACTATTCATCATACCAAATGCTTTATTTTTCTTTGAAAAATCGGGATCATCAATGAGTATATAAGGAATATCAATAGTCAAACTTAGTTCTCTTTTTAAGAAAACTATAAATTTTTTGAGAATTGAATTAAATTGAATTCTACTTATTGGTCTTCCCGTTCTTTTTCCAAGAATAGACATATTTTTTGAAATATTTATTACAAATCGCCCTGAACACGGTTTTCTGAGCGATATACATCAAACGTTCCCTCTGGATAACGAGCACTCAGTTTCTGATAGTTCATTTCAAGGACTTCCTCAAATGTAATATCCAGTGCCATACATGCTTGTGCAAGATACCAACACAAATCTCCAAGTTCACGCTTCATATGAAAGATATTATCTTCAGTATAAGGTTTACCCTGAAGGAAAATCTTTTTGACGACTTCAGTAAATTCACCTGCTTCGGCACTCATACCAAATGCAGCCGTCATAAGACGAGGAACATCTGCACCCTGCCCTTCCAGTTCATTCAAACGCTCAACAAGATTCAAATACTTACTACTTGCCGGACTAGTTGTTTCACGAACGAACTCAATATATTTTTTAGAATCGATAGTTGCCATATTTAAAACTTAAATCCTTCGAATGATTTTTTAGGTTTGTTTTCTTCATAAGTATACTCTTCTTCTTTGCCATTGTCAAGTATATCTTGTTGTGCTGATTGTTCAACATCATAAAGTCTCATCTTTGCACGATCAATACCAACCACAAAACGTTTAAAGACTGTTGGATCATTATAACGATTCTTCAGTTGTTTGACCATAATCTGCCCTAGTCCTTCTAACTCTTCCGTTGAAATAAGGGCAAACATAAGATCAGCAGTAGCAGGGAGACCAAAGGACTCACTAGTATCAGTAAGTTCAACATCAGAGTTGCCATAACCACTACGAGTAGTCTGTGTAGCGGAAACAATTGGAACACTAAATTCCACTGCCAACCCACGAAGCTCTTCTGCGATTGATTTAATATAAGAATAAGAATTTGCAGACCCATTTGCCTTATGCCTGCTGGAAGCACAAATATTAAGGTAGTCGATGAAAATAATATCAGGTCGAAATGATTTTTTAAGAGCAAGTTCATTCAGAAGTGCCTTGAAATGTCCAGAATGTGCCGAAGCAGTAGGATACTCTTTAATTACAAGAGAACCTTGTGTTTTCTTCGCAACACTATTTACTTTTGTTTGAAATGTTGAGCGTGGAAGATCAACCAATTGCTGAATCGGGACATTGAGAAGGTTTGCATCAATTCTTTCTGCAATTCTCTCTTCCGCCATCTCAAGAGTGATGTAGAGGACGTTCCTACCCTGAAGCATCGCGGAACTAGCAACATGGCACATAAACAGAGATTTTCCAACACCAGTATTGTGAGAGGAAACTCCATTAGTGTAATATCTATGATTTGGATGATTTACATTAATATCTACAATAGGTATTTGTTTATTATTTTTATAAACCCGACCAATTTTAATACCCTCGTTAGTAATCAATTTGTATATTAAGTTAGATTGTTCCATTTCTTTAGCGGAAATCCAACCTTCAGTAGTTTCAAACAAATGGGACTCATTACAACTAACTTTATTACCCCCCATCATAAGCAATTCATATTCTTCATACATCCCCTTATTAATAAAAAAATTAACAGGAACATATCCATCGGGAGAATCAACCTCCACTTCATATCCATTATCAAGTAATGTTTTTATTTCAGCAATTGACGTTTCTTTTTCAATCCACATTTTGTATAAATAGTAGTATTAGCAGGGAGTAAAATGTTTAATCAAATACATCATAGCATAATAGAAGAAGGATGTAAAAGAAAATTAGAGTATAAGGAAAAAAGTGGTTTACATAAACACCACATTATACCAAAACATTCTGGAGGTGATGATAATGAAGAAAATTTTTCATACTTAACAGAAAGGGAACATTTCATAGTTCATTATTTGTTGTGGAAAATAAATCATAATGTAAATGATTTGTGGTCTGCTCAATTTTTAAGAAAAAAGTTTTATATCCCAAAAGAGATAAGAAGAACCCAAGCATCTAAAGGAGGAAAAATTGGAGGAAAAAGGCAAGCAGAACTTGGATTAGGATTTCATCAATATAAAAATAATAAAGAACTTCACAAAGAATGGGCATCTCTTGGTGGAAAATCACATAAAGGTAAAAAAGTTATGCATAGACCAGGAGACACTACTTTTATAAGAGTAAATCCAAAAGATATTGATTTTTATTTAGAAAAAGGATACATTTTTGGATCACCAATAGATAGTCCAAATAAAGGAATAAAAACAAATAAACCATCACCAAGAAGAAAAAAAGTTAGTGATGGAATAAACATTTACAATTCTATTACTGATGCAGCATTAAAAAATAATATTACAGTTGGGGGAATAGTTCAAAGATGTAAATCAAAAAAATCTAAATGGCACTACGTTTCCTAAATCTAATTTTAACTCTAGTTTCTGGATGAACGCAACCAGCGAGAGCAATATTGAGAGTCTTAGTAGGTAAACCACCTTTCGTGATTTTGTTGAAATATTCCAGATCAAATTCGATCTTATCTTCTTTACGGTGATAGAATTCATAACGTTCCTGATAATTTTGAAGGTAGTCGTGTCCAATATTATTATCAAACGATACTGCTAAGGCATCGGAAAGAATGCTAGGAATTGCGTCCCTATTCTTTTTTTCATTATTTCCATCGGCAATATGAATTGACTCCATAAGTGCCAGATAAATGGCACGATCACGACACCACTTCTCAGTAGTATCTAGCAACCATTGCTTCTCAACTACTGAATCATTCAGTGTTTCACACACCTCACGAATATCTTTAACTTCAGATTCGGTTAAATCAGTCCTGTTCTCAATCTCAATACCAAGTGCTTCTCTAGTAATCGCAGAATTATATTTGACAATAAACTTAACGATTTCCTCAAAGATTATTTTTTCAGACCTTTGCTCAAAATATTCTGGTTGTATAAAAGGTATAACTTTTCTGGAATAATCTTCATTATATACAAGGTTTCGGAGAATCGTATGCTCAAGTCTTTCCATTATTTTATCTATAGGTTTTTCTTATGATGCGGTACATCAAATACAAAAGTAATTCTAACATTATCTCCAATATTCACTGCCTTATGAGGAAGTTTATTATTGAACCAAAAGAGAGTTCCTGGTTCAATAATCACCGTTTCATCACCAACAGTATACTCGTATTTCCCCTGAATGGAAAGGTGATATCTATCTTTTGTAAGATAATAAGTACCTTCATCAATATGAGAACCTACAATTTCACCAACAGGAAGTGCCAGAAATCCACAACGACGAAGTTTCTTAAAATACTTTCCCAAGTAATTGAGAATCTCCGTATGTTTAGTATATGCTGGAGTTTGAATGCAGATTTCAGTATTTCCAACATACTCACCTTCTTTGCTGACTCCACCCATTATAAGTTGCAATACATCCACAGTTACAGTGTATTCTGTAGGATCTAATTGTTCAGAGTCTTGAACATTTTTTTGTGATCCCCAATCCTCTGGATATTGTTTGAGTTGTTCTAGTATCTTTGATACATTAACTCCAGTTTTTATGATGCGAATGTTTTTCATGCACCATAACTAAATTCTTTTCTTGCGGTTTCGTCAAGTGCCTGCATCACTTCTGGAGTAAAATACTTCTCTGGATTTTTTAGTATTTCCTTTGCATAAAGTTTTTTACCATCTATCTCATAACGACCAGCAACATTCTTCCAGATTCCACCAAGTTCTCCAAGTTCAAGCAAACCATAATACCTATCCAGACCACGTTCATCATAGAACAAACGGATTTCAACATCTTGATTTTCTTTACTTAGACGCGACTTAGCAGTCTTTGCCTTGATAATGTTTCCAATGACTTCCGTTCCATCCTTTTCTTTCTTTTTGCTGAGATGAACAATAGTAGAAGCGGCATATTTAAGACCGCTACCACCTCCCATTTCTTTAGTAGGAACATATGCACCAATTACATCATAGGTATGATTAGTTACAATCATAGGAATTTTTGCCTGACCAAGTTTCAAGGTAAGCATACGGAATGCACCCTTAATCAATTGAGATTTGGTCATATCCCTTACTTCTTTATCATTCAAAGCATCATTAATCTCTTTACTTGTGGAAAGCATTCCCAAAGAGTCTAACACAAACATACAAGGACTGCGCTCTGCTTCAGGTTTCTTCAAATAAAGATCAACTGCCTTCAGTGCCTTACCACGAAAATCTTCTACGGTGACAACATTGACCACAACCACACGAGTTGTGTCAACTCCTCTACTCTCCAATAGGGATCTTGTGATCGCAGCTTCAGTATCAAAATACAGACAATATCCAGTAGGATTATTATCAAGGAAATTCTTGACCACTGCCAAACTAAAGAAAGTTTTCCCAGTACTACTTTCACCTGCAATTGCAGTAATTTTGTTGCCAGAAACCCCACCAAAGATACTCCCACTGACAAGAGCATTAAAAATGTACGAACCCGTATCCACATAAGTTTCGGTCTCATCAATATTTGATGCCAGTTGGGTATACTCTCCACCAATCTCCTTTACAATGTCTTTTAAGAAATCCATTCATTTTTCTCCTTTTTTATCAGTTTTCCATTAAATTGAAGTCTCCAAAATTTATTATACAATTCTCTTTCATCAGAATTTTTTAATGATTTTAAAATTGTCTTAAGTTCATTAGGAGTAAGTTTAAGATCTATCATATAAAAAATATATTTAAGTTTGCGGTTTTTTCAAAATTCCATCCAATAGTATTAATAATAGATTTTAAAGGTTCAATAAAACTTTTTTCGAACTGCAAATCATAATCAATATATTTATTAAGTCCCAATTCCTTTGGGAACTGTTGAATGAATGAAATTACATTTTCTCGAATTGGGTTTGCCTTTTTCAAATAACAAAATTTAATCTTCTCTCCAGTATTAATAATCGGATATTTATTGTCCAATCCTTTTTGTTTGATGTAATAATTATACAAAAGTGCTCCTCTACAATGAATCGGAGTTCCCTTTGAATAAATTGTTTGATTACATTTATACTTATTAATCTCATTTACAGATCTTGGAAATGATATCTCTTCTGGAGAAAGATTGTTAAATTGTTTTCTGAAACCATCTACAAATTGAATCAGATCATCTTCTGTTTTATTCATGATAATTGAAAGTGCTTCCTTAATATTTGCTCTACAAGATGCAGGTGTTGAAGATTTAACTGCTTCAATTCCCATCATCTTTAGTTTTGCATGTTCATAACGAACACCTTCACTATCCCAAACATTCAAGATATAACGTTTTTTTGCAGTCCAGATGCCACGGTCTGCAATATTCTCTCGTTTCATTTTCATCTTCTGATCATAGGCATTCAGATAATCTGCCAGTTCTTGGTAGCATTTTTCAATATAATTTTCAAATTCTACCTTACAGATCTTATCAAGAAATGAAACAATATCTTCAGTAGTTTTATCTTTTCCCTTATATACAATTTCAACTAAAGGTCCCAAATTAAGATAAATGGAATCGGTATCAACTGCAATCACATAATCTACATCACTTGTCTTTAAAATTTTATTAAGATAAGTATTCATTCGGTTTTCAATCCAACGGATTGAAACTTGACCAGAAAGAGTAACTGCTTCAGCATTTTCTAATTTATAATACCTAAAGTACTCATTTCCAACAGCACCATAAGCAGAGTTTAATTGAATCTTTCTGGCCATTTGAATATTTTTACATCTAGAGATCTCTCTTTCCAATTCTTTGGTAGGAGTCTTCTCATACTGCTGTTGAGCAGCAAGCATCTTCTTCTTATAAACTGTTCTATCTTTATAGATCTTGTCCATTAATTCTGGTAGGAATCCTCGGACATCCTTTCTATACATGGATCCATTTGGACAGACCGTGTATTGAAAATTCTCTGGAAGTTGAACCTGTTTATTAAGAACTTTATCTACAGAAATATTGGGGAACTTATCATCTACTAAAGTTTCAGGACTTATGTTGTACTGCATAATTAAGTGAGGATATAGACTGTTAAGGTCAAATGACACCACCCAATCATGTCTACCAACAATAGGATCTTTTACATATGCCCCAGCATATTTTTCATTTTTAGTATTTTGAACCTTAAAAGGAATTACAATATTCCTTTTTTTCAGATAATTATAAATGATGGAATCCCACATTCTTACCTGATAGAAGACATCATTATAGTTGCCCTTTGAGTCATATGCCATGGTAATAGCAAGCTCAATCAACTTCATCTTTTCTTCTAATCGGTCAACAAGTTCTACGTCAACGATGTTATATTCTACAAATTTCTGCCAATCTTTAGTGTAAAACTCTTTAAAGGTATCAAATTCCGAGTGATCAAGTTTATTCTGACCAAGTTCTACCTGAGCAATATGATCCAATCTATAAGATTCTTGATTTGTATATGTAAATTTCTTATACAAATCAAGATAGTCTAAAACTGTGATTCCAGCAATTTGACAACGAGTATTGTGTCTACCATTTATCACAACCTCATCTTCAGTTACAATTCCCCAAGGAGATATTTTCTTTGCTACCTTAGTGCCAAGAACTTTTTGCAATCTTCCATAAATGTATGGAATATCATAAAATTCACAGTTCCATCCTGTAATTACTTCTGGAGAATCATATTCCCAAAATGCAATAAAGTTGTCCAATAGGTCAAATTCATCTTTACATTGAACATACTTAACCTTTGGATTTGTATTATTAAATGGTTTTACACCCCAAGTTATAATATTCTTATTAGAATAATTCTGGATTGAAATTGTGAGAATCTCTTCACTACAACTTTTTACATCAGGAAACCCATGCTCAGAAGCAACCTCAATATCAATTGTAATCAGTTTAATTTTATTAATATCAAAGACAATTTGTTCTTCTGGGTAATTTTCAGATATGTATTGGTTTACATATCTGGTATTTCCATAGATTTTAAAATTGTCAATTGACTCATATTTGTCAATGAAATTACGAGTATCTTTGATAGTTCCCGGTTTTATTTCACTTACATATTGTCCGTCTAATGTTTTATATTCACTTTTCTTGCTAGATTGAACATATAGAGTTGGATAGAATTCTTCTCTGGTCTGAAAGGACTTGCCATTATCAAACCCTCTAGAAAGGATTTCATTTCCTACAAGGACAACATTTGTGTAAAACTTCATTTAATTGTTTTTAGATACAGTTCAATTTGATCAGCAGAAGGGTCAACAATTGTAAAAATAGAGTCAGAATGAATTTTTAACTCCTTTTGGTCTGTAAAATCTGGCCAGATTTTCATTTCATATTCACCCTCAGTGTTCTTAAAAAGTTCACATGGATTAATAAGTTTACAATCTGGTTCTCCTAGTTCAGATTCTACTTCTATAATTTCTGTCACTAGGATTAAATTTTGCTTAGTTACTAGTACTTTAAGATTTTCCATTTATTTTCTCGATATAGGAATTTTTAATTTCATCAATTGGTTCTACAATTGATACTACCCAATCACAAGGAATGGGAATTGAAGTGTCTTTGGATAATGGTGCATAAGGATAAAATCTAACTCGTGAACCTTCAATTGAAGTTTCTTCAAAAAAACTTACAACATAAGGATTTTCAAGAATATATCCAACTACATTATCTCCAGATACCATCTCTTTGACTTCTGCAATTACATCTTCTAGAGATTTTAGAATGACAATTTTAACAGACATGTTTCTCCTATTATTTGTATCAATTTATCCTATCATACAAATTTTTGTTTGACAAGCCATAAAAAAGGGGGAAGTGGATGGTCTGAGTCATCCTTTCCCCTTGCGGCAACAATAGTCAATAATATTTATTGTTTTATTTTAAAGGCACAAACTTTTTATTCGGTTTCCTCTTCTGTGCGTTTCTTTTTGGCACCAATATTGTACTTGGTTTCCAAAATCCAATCTCCTTTGTCCTTATAGGAAAGAACTTTGATTTGATTCAATGGAGCAATATCTTGAATTTTTTCAGGAGTTACTACCGAAATCAAACCCCAATCTGCAAGCAATTGAGTGATGCGATTGCGACGTTGAACATCATTAATAGTTAGATTAGCATGTTTGCCGTCAAGGGCAAACAATTCTTTAAAGTGTACGAGATAATATCTACCTTGCTTATGCAGAATGTGACAAGATTGATAGATTTTCTTTTCCTTACGTGAAGCAACTCCAATACGTGTCAAAGTTTCACGAACTTTTAAAAAATCATCAGGTTCATTTAAGATTACCTCAACCATTTGGTCTGGAGACCATTTTACTTCAGGTTCATTTACTATACTCATTGTATCCTCCAATTTCAAGTTTTGATTTAATAAAGTTGATTTGTTCTTTTGATAAAATTTTCAAAGCCTGTTCTGCCTTTTCATTATTATATCTATAATAAGATTTAACTACTTCAAGGTCTTTGACTTTTTCTTGTTTTAACCAAGGAGAGAATCTCTTCTTTTTCCTGATAATATTTATAAAAAAATCATATTGAAGTTTTTTATCTAATGAGCAGAAATTATTCATTTCATTAACATACATTAAACAATCAATATGTCCAGATAAGCATCTATTGATAACATAAGGTACATAATCACTTACACTATCTGGATTAGTGTCCATTATGTTGATCTTTGTTTGATTAATAGAGTTCAACCAATCTTTTAATTCAATTTTCATAATCAGGTTTGTGATACTTCAAGTATTCAAAAAAAGTTAGTTTCATTTCTTTATTGGTCATTCCACAATGCTTTGCTGCTTCTGGAAGATTCCACTTAGCATGAAAAAGATTTTCATTTGCTTCCTGAACATTTTGTGGAGTGGTTTTAACTCTACCTTCTTTAAGGTCTTGATAATTAAATTTCATTTAAATGTACACTCCACCATGATTTCAGTTAGTGCTGCGAGAAGATTTATCTCTTGATCTGCTACAAAAACCGATTGGTACTGATACTTTGCCACAACAAGTACACAAGCAGCGATACTGGGACCATCCAGATGTTCATATAAAGCATCATACACCATACGAAGAATACTACTGGCATCATTATCAAGATTGGCAACAACCCATTTACGAACTTCTGGAAAGTTCTTTTCTTTGAGATATTTAATGAGATCATTTACTTTAACGTCAGAGAAAGTAGCAAGAATGGCAGAATCAATACTACCAGATACAGAATAACGTTGACATTCATTTAGGACTCTTCTCCAATCTGGAAAGTGCTTATTAATTAATTGAACGAGAACCTTATCATCTGCTTCAATTTTTTCTTGATCCAGAATCGTTTTGAGACGTTCAAAGAACTTTGCTGCGATTTTTGGTTTATCTTTTGATTTGATTCCAAAGTCCACAACGGCACAACGGGAATGGAGGGGTTCAATAATTTTGTTTTTATAGTTACAGGTGAAGATAAATCGACAGTTGTTATAAAACGTCTCAATATTAGCCCGTAAAAGGAGTTGTACATCGTTGGTTGTGTTATCACATTCGTCAATGATGATGACTTTATGTTTACCAGTTGTTTGAAGTGATACGGTCGAAGCAAAGTTCTTTGCTTGGTTCCGTACCGTGTCCAAAAATCGTCCTTCGTCAGATCCGTTGATAACATAAAAATCTACTCCCAGTTCATTGCATAATGCTTTTGCTACTGTTGTCTTACCAATTCCAGGAGGACCAGCAAGTAGTAAATTTGGTATTTCTCCCTTATTTACAAAATCCTGAAATGTTTTCTTGATATTTTCAGGTAAAATACAATCTTCAATTTTCTTTGGGGCATATCGTTCTACCCACAAAAAATCACTTCTCATAATTAAATCCAATCAGGTTTACGTTCTGGACGGCGAAGATAATTATCGCACACCCAGGGTTTAGATGCAACATACATCTTATAAGCAGTGAAGGTATCAATACTATCATCAAGTTTATATTCATCAGGCATTGCCCGAGTGAATTCTT